TGTTCCCCAGGAGGCTTCTTCACTCTTGGCTTGTATCCCGGTGGGCGTCCAGATATTGATCGGGCAGAAGTATCAGTGTCTCCTAAACCATGTTGCGTGCGAAGAACTCTGACTCGTGACTCTTCAGCCATCTCATGAGCGTGCGCTTCCGCCTTCCTTCTATTTTCAAGAACCTCGGCTGCTTCTCTCGCAATTCTTTGAGCCTTTGTCTCATGTCGGCGTGATATCTTCGCAGCTCTCTGTGCTTCGATTTCAGCTTCAGTTAATGCCTCTTCGTCGTTTGCGAGCGGTACTGTGTTGTTCTGTACTGCCGTCGCCGCAGCAGCGCCGGGCAACCTGACGGTCACTCGTCGTGCTTCCTGAACCGCTTTCTTCTCTTCCGGCGTCAGTCCTGGCCCGACAAAGTTGTCGAGCTTACGGAGAAGTTCTTCGTGCGTTACACTAGCGTCGATGTAATTCGCCTTGGTGTCCTCTGGCTTGTAAAAAGCTCCCCAGTAAACATCTACACCATTCTCGGTAGACCTCTTGAGCTTCTTGACGTAATACTTCTCCTTTGGATCGTAGACGCTCTGCCAGACTTCCCATCCTGGGTATCTGTCTTTCGAGTCGAAGAACTTGATGTGCGTGAGTGGAGATGCTTCCTGGACTTCTTCATCCGGCACAGGGTCTTGCTTAAGAGCTGCATTAAAAGCTTCTTTGTCCTGATCCAGATTGACAGCTTTGTTCCACTTCTCCGCATCACTTGCACGTTCCCGAACACTGGCACGATGTAGCCTGTTGCGCTCACGTGTTGCCTTTCGAGAATCGAACAACTGCTTCATCCGGTAATCACCAGGACGATAAGACGTGATGATCTTTTCCTTTACCGGCTTCCCGTCGTCATCGTAACTCTTGATTCTCCAGTACCAAGACCACGGAACAGGCTCACGTGGATTCATCCTGAACGGCTCTTCTTTTATTTTCTCCGGGTTCTTATCTACGAAGCCGATATCTTCAAGTTCCTGCGCATACTGACCAGATGACTCAGCTTCACGAACCTTCGGCCAACCACCAGGAGGCGGAACTCTGTCAGAATACTTTGTCGGATTCTGACCAATCCAAGTATCAAGCGCACGACGAATAGGAAGAGTACGAGCACTTACAGTTCTTCCCCGTGCAGGCTTCGCACGCACAATGATGTCCGCCTTACCGTTCTTGTCATACTCGATCGCTTGCCACAAACCGTATGATTCTTTCTTCAGGTAGTAGTGGTGGTTGTTGACAGCGATGAGATGCTGCACTGTTCCCGGACGATCGTGGACTTTGTGCCTACGTATCAAATGAAGATTCGGATCGCGATCCGGCAGTGAATTCTCCGTCCACTCTCCAGGGTGATATCGCCCGATGATTCCCGATCCAGCAGCACGGCGGAGCTCTTCCTCAACATCTTCCGCTTTGCGGCCTTTGCTGATCCGCACTCGCACATCAAGTGCGTAGAACTTCGAGAAACCTGTTGGAGTCACAAGCTCTTCCGTACATCCGCAGTTCGGGTGAAGCGGAGGATGAATAATGTTTCCCGGATAACTCTTGGCGATGGGGATCGAAGTCCCAGCCATCCCTACACACTTCATACAGTGACGATTTAGTCGGCTCAACACCCACCGGCGTTGTGTCTCTGGGTCGAGATCACCGGTGACAAGTCCTGTCTCCCATGCTTCGAGCTGACCGGCGTTCATCGCTTTCGCAATCTCGGTACGAGCTATCAGAACAGCCCTAGCCCACCGCAACTTGTCACCGTACTGTTCCGACTGGTAGTCGGCACTTCCGGCTGGCACACCACGATGTAGAAGCCCCTGACGGAAACTGTTGAGTACCGTCGCATCTGCATCTGTCAGCCCGAGCGTCTTTTGAATCCTCTTGGCGATCACTTGATCTGAAACGCCATGAGTGAATGCCTGCGACGTGATGAGTTGGATAGCCTTCTGCTGATCCGCCGTGATATTCGTGATCAGTTCTCCGCCGTGCTTCAGGGCATACTGCTCGGCAAAAGCATTTGCATCGTCCGTGAAGTCGAGATCGGCCTTCGAAATCTCTCCACGCTGAAGCGTAACGAAAGCCTTGGCAAGTTTGGCTGAGAAGTCAGGCCACCAGAGTTCGTTATTCAGCGAAAACCAGAGAGACTCTGAAGCTTCAGTAGCCAGAGGCTCTAAAAGGTCTTGGAAAGAATCCGTGAGCGTAGTCATCGGGAACGGGCTGCGGCTGCGTACTTCTTCGAGCTAACCCGAGGAGGTGTTTTCTTAGTAGCTACCGTTCGTGGAATTCTGGGCGCTGGCTTGGCTTTGGAAGCCGACCTGCTGATTGCTTTTGGGGGTTGGTTTCCATTGGCGGGTGGTGTTCCCGCCTGGGCCGGTGACGGCGGTCCACCCATCGGAACTTGCGGCGGAGTGATGGGAGCATTCTTGTCCCTGTCCGGAGCAGTCATCTGAACTCTGATCCAATCGAGCAGCTTGTCGTCAGGGATGAGCAATCCACCCTGAGCAGCGGCGACGATGAACGTGCCGAGAGTCATGAGATCAGGAGCCTTGATGTCTCCATGCCGAACTTTCGGAAGACGTAGCAAGCTCATCCCGTTCAACTTGAACAACCTCGGGATAGCGTAGTTGTTCAAAGTCTGAGTGAAGACATCGCAGTACGTCCCGATCGCATCAGAGAACAAAGTCGTCTTGTCCTGAGAAAGCGCATACGATCCGACACCAGTCTGACCGAGCATGATGAAGTCAGTCAACATCGACATTGCAATCTCTTCGGCCTTGCGCTGAATCACAGCGTTGATATCGAACTGTCGGCTTCCACCGGCCGAAAGGAGTTTGAAGTCATACAGCGGACGCCCACCTTCATCAAAGATTGACGGGAGGATGATTCCTTCGGCTGTGTCTCGACGGACACTCTGGATAAGCAACTTCATTTCATTAAAGGTCTTCTTCTGCGCCGGAGTTGCGTTTTCGGCGTCCATGATTATCGGGTCCACCATCAGCATCGGCAGACCAGCCAAGTCACGCTCGATCCCTACGCCCTCGATCTCTTCAATGCGTCGCTTAAAGAAGTAGGGGCGATATGCGGAACGGAGGATGCTTCGTCCTTGAGGGTCGTTGCGTCGGGCAGTCGTGCGGAAGAGAAGGGATCGACTGATCGGTATGAGCACCAACTTGTAATCGGGGGGCGAAAGCTGCCACATTCCTTGTATGCCGCCGTTATCATCAAACTCCCATCGGAGAAGAGTTTCCTGTGAACGAAGAGCGAGTTTTCTCCAACCAATCTTACCGTCGTTGAACTTGCTATTATCTCCGGCCGCAATTGCAGCGTCATCGTCCACCATCCCGTTCCTGCGCTTGTAGACAATCTCATGCCACGCCCACCCGAACGGCAACATCGTCAGGGCTTCAGAGATGAAATCTGTGAACGAGTTGCTCATGTCGTGCATGTTCTGTTCTAGGAACTCTGCCGCATCCGTGTCAGCAGCAGACGACGAAAACGGCTCTACCGTCCAGTCCACTTGTCGAATCAGGTTGTCGATAGCGAACATCGCAGCCCCCACGACTGGTTCGTTGTTCACCATGTCCGAGAAAACCTGAACGGACTGCCAGAAGCCTAGATTCGGCAGATAAGCATCATCCCCGGAGACATACCCGGAGAATCGTTTCAGACCTGATGCACCGATCTCTTCGAAAACTGAGACTTTTACGGTGTCATCTCTCTGCGATGAAGGCGGTGGACTGTTGCCGTTGGTTGAGATTTTCGTTCGTGGGGCCATGACTTGAAGATTACCTCTTTTTGATCTCTTCTATCTGCTCTAACGTGCTGCGCCGAACCAAGAACTGCCCGAAGACCTTGGCACTGCTTCAGGAGTAACAGCAGCATGTGTTCTTGTAGCTTCCCGCATCGCCCATGCCAGTGCTCCAGCTACGAAACTGTCGGGAGGGTGACCTCCCGTGGTGAAAAGGTCTTCGTTCGTCAAAAACTTGTGATCTTCGTAGGCTTTCATGATCTTCGGGTACAAGATCAATCCGTTCTCGATCGCAGCGATGTAGTCCACGAACATCCCACTCCGTTTTGCGCCGTTCATAGTCATTCCCTCGACTATATGCTGGCGGCGCTCTATCTCGGAACAATGGATGTAATCGTCTATGACATCTCCGAGTCCTGTCGCATCGTGAACGAACTTGCCGCCGTACCGTTTCCACGGAGCTTCCGCACGAGCAACAGTAACAGGCCAAGGGACTCTGGTGAACTGCTTCCAAGAGACACACTTCCACGGAGGCTTGTCTGTGCGGAACGTAGCGCAACATGTGTTGTGCTCTTCTTTCGCCCAGTCCACCCCGGTCACATACGGTGCATATCTCGTAGGTGCGAACTGTGGCTCTTCGATCGAGCAGATACCGCTGTCATAGCCTTGGAAGACGGAACCAGTTTCTAGCAAATCATCACGGAAACATCTCTCGACGCAATCTGTGTCGATCGCACGACCTTCGAAGCTCGGCTCTTGCAGATCGTACTCTGACTTCCACATTTCTTTGGGGATCTCTGTCTTTTTCCTGTTGATCTCAGTCTGTGTAAGCCAACCATCAACAGGGTTAGAACTCTCTTTGTAGCACCATTTCGCTATCGACCAGCCATTTTCCTTAGCACGTTTGAGGATTTCAGTCATCGTACCGTTCGGGTGCTGGTGCGTAGACGACATCACTGTGCCGGTGTCGAGATTCGGGTGATGAACCATCCGCATCGGCTGACCTTGTGCGCCTTCAAGAATCTTCAGGTCCATCTCATCAATCTCATCGAGCAGAAGTCGCAACGGGTGCGGACCACGAACTGCTGTCTGGGATGCCATCAACGATCTGATCCAGCCTCCGCCTTTCAAGATCGTGTCGTACAACGTCGTCTTCGAAACTGCATCTTTCGGAGCATTGTCGTTTTCCCAGGCTGAGTCGGTTGAACGGTGAGCCATCTGAGACTGTGCACCGGAGCCACCCAGAATAGTTACTCCACAGTTCAACGTTAGCGCCTCTGTGAGCGCCAGGAGAGCCAACATCATCGTCTTCCCACCAAACCCACGGCTGGCCTCCCAGACAGCTACAGGGTCACGTGCGAAGTATGCGTTTGCGAACGCTGTGAACGGCGCAACATGATCCTTGCAGACTTTCGTCCTCGGAATCTTGTAGCCCCAGATAGCCCAGACGAACCACCAAAGTTCATCATCATCCTGCGGCCATCGCTGGAAGACCTTTGTGCTGACAAGCGTTTTATTGACGCTCAAGTCAAACCTCTCTTCACCAAAACTTCTCGTGCCGTTCGAGCTTCTGCTGTCTTGTGCATCTCATTACCGAACGGATCTACAAGGATAATACGCCACGGAAGTCCGGAACGGTGAACCATTTCGAGATCAGCGTCGACACCGTAAAGAATCAACACCTCTGGAGTAGTGGCTTTGTAGAAGATTTCCAGTTCCTTCAAAAAGATTTTCGCAGCCTTCAGATCCTTGTGATAATCAAGCGTCTTCTGAGTCTGCAACGCTACAACCGGGCAGTGAGCGGGAAGTGTGGCATTGTGATAGTTCACAAGGAAATCGGTATCTCCATCAACACTAGAGAAGTGTGGGACAAGCTTGATACCCGCCTCCTGCATGTAACGACCAAGCCAGCGCACTTTATACAACGCCCACAACGCTTCTACTCTCGGAACATCGCTCCAAGTAGAAAAGTCCGGAGCCATCGAGAACTTGAATCCTGAGTTGATCATCTTCGTCACAGCTATGTCTGGTACAAGCCAGAAATCTTCGAAAAACTCGTCCCAGGTGAAGAAGCACCAGATCGCCTTATCTGTGTACCGAAGACCACGAGTGTTTCCTGGACGGTAAAGAGTCAACCATCCCTGCTCGGTATCCGGCCAATCCGAGTAGATACTCGGGACATAGGACTTGTAGTTCACAGCAAGATCGGCTGTCTGCATGAGCATGTCATCCCGAATCACCGGAATCTGCCAGGGAGTTATCGAAGTCTTTCTGAAGTCAGCTTTCGGACTTAGAGCTTGCACTCCCTCAAACGTTGTCTTTGCTTCTCCGAAAGTATCCTTCTCTTTCGTCTTCCAAGCTTCAACGATGTGTGTTCCACCACCGACTTCTCGCTCTTCCTCCGGCAGGTCTTCCATCGTGAAGTTCGAGTCTGCTTCTCTGAGTTCAGGATGAAGAATCGCCTGCAACTTTTCCTTGGGAACATGAGTGCTGTCCACTGTCTTCACGAGCACACGAACATCATCTGCCGAATAGCCTGTGCCTTTCAAGGTCTTCATGTTCGCAAGTTGCTTTCCCAGAAGAACCGGATCGTAAGTTGCCAGGTCGTTTGTTCGGTTGTCTACCGCATTGATCTTGCTCGCCATCTCGTCGTCAACGTCAACGAACACAACGTCAATCGTTTCCCATCCTAGAGCTTTCGCTGCACGGAGAGTGTGATTG